CAAAGTATATTGAAGAATATAAAAAGTTAATTGAAATAATAAAATCTTGATGATAAATATTTTTATAAGGTTTAAATATGCCATATTATTTGGGTTTTAGTACAATAGGATCAAACTTGCCAATAACAACAAACGCACCTGGGGGTGTAGATGGTGGGTTTGGTGGTATCATGAAACCAATTAATACTGGAAGAAAATATAAATTAGTTGATGAAAAACTTGTTTTACAGGATTTCATAAATGCACTTAATATAAGACAAGGACAAAAGGTTGGGCAGCCTGGTTATGGAACCACACTTTGGGATTTTGTGTTTGAACCAAATAATGCAGACACTCAATTTAAGTTAGAAACAGAAATTAGGCGTATAGGTAATCTTGACCCTAGATTAGAGTTAAATTCTGTAAGAGCTTTCCCACAAGAACTTGGTATACTAATCGAAGTAGAAATGAGTGTAACACCATTCAATAACGCTAGAATTTTAAGCGTATTCTTTAATAATCAAACAAACAAAGCTATTTTACAATGATCAAATAGTTGGTTTTTAAGTATGATAAATACTTAAAAGAGATACATATGGCTATAAGTTCTAGACAATCCGCACTTTTTGGTATAAATGATTGGAAAGCAATTTATCAAACTTTCCGTGAGGCTGATTTTCGTAGTTATGATTATGAAACCTTAAGAAAAAGTTTTATAGATTATTTAAAAATCTATTATCCAGAAACGTTTAACGATTATATTGAAAGTAGTGAATTTATTGCATTACTTGATGTAATGGCCTACATGGGTCAAGGTTTAGCATTTAGAAATGACTTGAATACTAGAGAAAATTTTATTGATACTGCTGAACGTAGAGATAGTGTCATAAAGTTAGCTAATTTAGTAAGCTATACTCCTAAACGAAATTTGTGTGCTGAAGGGTATTTAAAGATTACAAGTATTCAAACTAGTCAAAACATAAGTGATATTAATGGTACAAATTTAAGTAACATACCTATACTATGGAACGACCCAGCCAATCCAAATTGGTTAGAACAATTTAATACGATTCTAAATGCTACATTAATTAGTAATCAAAGAATAGGTAGACCTGGTAATGTTTCTGATTTATTAGGTGTTACAACAAGTGAATATTCCATGCAAATTCCTGTTAACACATTGCCTATAGTTCCATTTACAAGCACTGTTGATGGTATCAATATGGATTTTGAATTAGTAAGTAGCACCAGTTTAGATGCAGATTATATCTACGAATTACCTCCTGCTCCAACAGGCAAGTTTAATTTTTTGTACAGAAATGATAGATTAGGTTACGGAAGTCCTAATACAGGTTTTTTCTTTTATTTTAAACAAGGCGCACTAACAAACTTTGATTTTAATTTAGAACAACAAATTAGTAACCAAAGCATATTGATTGACATTCAAGGTATTAATAATACTGATACTTGGTTATATCAGTTAAATGTTAATAACGGTGGAAATGTATTATGGAATAAAGTAGAAAGTGTATATGCTGATGCGTATTTACAAACACAAACTAGTAGTAGAGAAATTTTTAGTGTAACTTCAGGATTTAATGATACTGTATCTTATGTGTTTGGTGATGGAGTTTTTAGTAAAATTCCAGTTGGATTATTTAGAGCATATGTTAGATCAAGTAATGGTTTAACATATACAATTGTTTAAGTGTAACATTCTCATATTTAAGTAGGGTAGGTAGATTAGAAACGCTTACTTTAGGTTTAACATTAACGATTCCTGTAAGTAATGCACAAGCAAGAGAAAGTTTAGCTAGTATTAAACAACGAGCACCTACTAGATACTATACACAAAATCGTATGGTTAACGGAGAAGATTATAGTAATTTTCCATATACACTATACAGTTCAATAATTAAAAGTAAAGCAATTAATAGAAGTAGCATAGGTGTAAGTAAAAATTTAGACTTACTTGATCCGACAGGAAAATATTCAAGTACCAATAGTTTTGGAAGTGACGGAGCAATATATCAAAATAGTGATAATGGTGTACTAACACTTACTATAACTAATACAGGTGATATTATTACATTTTTAACTGGAGACCTAGCAGCAGCACTTGCCGCAAATAGGTCTACACAGTATTACTTGCAAAATTATCCAAGATACAACTTAGATAGTACATCCGGTGATGGTGTCGTATATTGGAATAATTCAACAGTAAATGCTAATTCAGATACAGGTTATTTTTATAATTTAAATGTTACTTCAATCGTACCTATACCCATTGGTACCTTTTCAAGTTTAAATGCAAAATATATTACAAAAGGTGCATTAATCAAGGTTACAGCACCTACTGGATATTATTTTGATGAGAATAATAGATTAATTTCAGGAATACCAACTCCTAGTAATCCAACTTATTTTTGGACTACAGTTTTAAATGTAGTGGGTGATGGTAATAATAATGGAGAAGGTAATTTTACAAATGGATTAGGTCCTATTACACTGAACGGATATGTTCCTTCTGGTGTAATAATTACTACTGTAATACCTAGTTTTGATAATACTTTGTCTAATAATATTATTCAAGAAATAATCATAAAAATGGAATTAAACCAAAATTTTTCATTATTATTTAATAATTCATTGACAATAGGACAAGATCGTTGGGATATTGATAATTATGATACTTCAGGTTGGTTTGTAAATTTTCTTTCAGACGGATCAAATCGTTATACTATTACATATAGATCATTAACTTATTATTTTGGTAGTGTAAGTGACACACGTTTTAGTTTTGATAGAGATAAACTTGTATATGATCCTTTTTCAGGAAAAATCTTACAAGATTTCATAAAAGTTTTAATAACAAATACTCAACCAACAAATAGTTATCCATTATCTAATCCAATTATTACAAATATAGTTGGACAAACTGTTGCGACAGATGGATACATAAATGATTTTGAAGTCGAAGTTGCAACTACAGATGTAAACAATAGAACATTAATTGTTAATCCAGACTTTTTCAACACCATTACAGGGTACACATCAGGTTCAAGTAACATTGGTATCTATGTATTTTTTACATTAGTACAAGATGCAATAAATTTATCACGTTATCAACTATTACCCACAACCGATGTAGTTTATATCTACCCTACAAAAACTAGTATTGAAATTATAAAATATGAATATCCATTGGGACAGTTGTTTTATGCTTATACTGATAACAAATTTTATGTAACCATTCAAGATCAGACTGTTACAACTCCCTACTATATTGTGACTGAACAACCTGAAGGTCAATATATTGTTTTACCAGGCAGACAAGGTCTACAATATCAATATAGACATAATAGTAATAATACCACTAGAATTGATCCTGCTACGACAAATATTATTGATTTGTATGTTGTAACACAGAGTTATTACACACAATATCAAAATTATATTACAGACAGTACAAATACCATACCCGAACCTGATAGACCCACTATAGCAGAACTATCATCTGATTATGGACTTGTAAATGATTATAAAATGTTAAGTGATAGTGTAGTGCTTAATAGTGTAATTTTCAAACCATTATTTGGTCCTAAAGCTGCACCCGCTTTGAGAGCAACAATTAAAGTCATTAAATCTAGTTCTACAAATGCAAGTGATAGTGAAATCAGAAGTGCAGTATTAGGTTCAATGAATACTTATTTTAATATAAACAATTGGAGTTTTGGAGATACATTCTATTTCAGTGAATTAGCAGCTTATTTACATAATGAATTAGGAGACTTAATCAGTTCAGCAGTATTAGTGCCAAATGATCCAACATTAAAGTTTGGTGATTTATATGAAATAAAATCTGGCCCCTATGAAATTTTTGTAAATGGTGCCACTGCAAATGATGTTGTTATTATTAGTGCCCTTACACCGGCAGAACTACAGATAGGTTAATTAAATGGCTACACGTATAAGAACTTTAAATTTTTTACCTGAAATATTTCAAACTCCTACTAATTCACAATTTTTATCTGCTACTTTAGATCAAATTGTTAATCCACCTAATACTAATCGCATTCAAGGTTATGTTGGTAGTAAGTTTGGTTATGGTATTAATGCCAAAGACTATTACGTAACAGAACCAAGTAAAGAAAGAGTAGATTACCAATTAGAACCAGGTGTCGTTTTTACAAAAGATAATGAATCTACTGCATATGATTTTATAAGTTATCCAGGTATTGTGAATGGATTACAAAATCAAGGTGGCATTGTTAATAACAATGATAGATTATTTGAAAGTCAGTTTTATAGCTGGGATTCATTTTCTAATTTAGATAAACTAATTAACTTTAATTATTATTATTGGTTACCTGAAGGTCCACCAGCTGTAACAGTTAGTACAGAAACAGTTTTTACTACATTTTCATATGTTGTAGTGGATACGCCTTCTGGGTATTTAATATCTGGTAGTCAACAAGCTACAGGTAGTGTTAATCCAACTATTACATTATTACGCGGTGGAACATATACTTTTACAGTCAATCAAGCAACCGATTTTTGGATACAAGGGGAACCAGGAGTTACTGGGTACAGTCCTACACAACCAAATTTAAATACACGAGAAATATTGGGTGTTACTAATAATGGTATTGATCAAGGTATACTTACCTTTAGTGTACCACTTGCTGATGCACAAAGTAACTTAAATTTTCCAGGTAATAATTTAGTAGATGTTGTTAGTACAATACCATTTTCTCAATTAAATGGGCAACCTGTTGTTGGATTCGCCGGTGTTGATGGTATAACGTCATTAAACGGCTTAACTGTTATGTTTTATAATACAGGTGTTGTTAATGAATTGGGTTATGTTCAACAATTTTTTAACCAAAATAATTATGATGTTAATGGTAACCTAATTACACCGCTTACCATAGATATAACAAATACTAATAGTGTTGGGAATGTTATAACATGTAATTCAACTGCTAATCTTACAGTTGGACAAACAATAACTTTTACTGGTACTGAATTTGGAAACTTAACATCATACACTGGTTTAATAAGTAGTGCCATATCAGCAGGTAGTTTTAATATAGGTCAAAAATATATAATTCAAACTAGTGGTACTACAGATTGGATATCAATCGGGTTAACAGAGACAGCAAATGTAACTGCATCAATTAGTGGTACAGTTCTGACAGTAAGTGCAGTAAATACAAATCCTTTTAGTATTGGACAAACAATTACAGGTACTGGTGTAGCATCAGGTACGGTTGTAACAGACTACAATGAAATTAATGGTACTTATACAGTAAGTATTAGCCAAACTGTAAGTAGCACTACTATACTAGGTTATACAATTTTAGGGAGTTTATTTACTGCAACTGGTATAGGTTCAGGAACAGGAACTGCTTTACTTTATGATCCTGAAATATTTTATGTTACAAGTATTTTAAATGGTACGACTTTTACTATCGCAGCAGAAGAACCATATATTGACTATGGTGGCACATTAGTAATAGGACAAAAATATGTAATAACAAGTTTAGGATCAACTAATTTTATATTGTCTGGTGCTGCATCAAATACAGTAGGTACTGTATTTACAGCTACAAATGTTGGTTTGGGTACTGGATCTGCAAGACAAGTTATAACAGCGGGAGCGTTTAATCCAGGATCCACTTATACAATTACAAGTATCGGTACTACAGATTTTACTTTAATAGGAGCAAGCTCTAACACAATTGGATTAAGTTTTATAGCAACTGGAGTTGGTGCAGGTAATGGTACTGCATATTTAGGAAGTAATATTACACTTACAACAGCTACAGGAACAATGACAGGATATATTAATCAAGGTTTGTTGGAAGAAGGATATTATACAACTGTTGATGATTTATTTTATACTATTACATATATAGGAGATCCTGCAACTCCAACAATAAGTTTAGTACCATACAATTCGATACCAACAAATCAAAAAATTACAGCAAATTTTGGTACAACTTATAATGGCAGAAACTTTTATAAGAATACTGCAGGAACAATTATACTAATTCCTTATTTAAGTGCACCATTAACAACATTGTATTATCAAGATGGTACTTTTGCCAATAAGGTAGGTGTCATTAAAATTATTGAAAGCAATACAAGTAATCGTTTAAACATTTTGACCGAAATACTTGGAAAAGATCAATATACAAGTAGTACAGGTATAGTTTTTACAAATGGATTAAAAGTAGAATTTCAGGGAGATATTTTTCCTTCAAGTTATTTAGAAGGAAGTTACTATGTTGAAGGTGTTGGAACAAGCATACAACTTATTAATACGAATGATTTAGTTGTACCTGAAGCGTTTACAGAAAACTTATTGTTGCCATGGGACACAGTGGGTTGGGATTTTGGAAACTGGGACGGTACATCAAATATACCTGTAAAACAAGATTATATAACAATAAGTAGAAATAGTTTAAGTTTAAATCCTTGGTCTAGAAGTAATCGTTGGTTTCATATTGACGTTATTAATGCAACAGCAACTTATAATAATAATCCAAACATTGTAACAGAGTATGCTACTGAATCTGCAAAAGCAAAAAGACCTATTATTGAATTTTATCCTAATTTAAAACTTTTTGATTTTGGCACTTTTGGTAAAGCACCTGTTGATTTTGTTGATGAAAGAACTACAGATGCTTTCAGTGAAGTAGCTGGGCAGCAAAATTATTATCCCGATGTTATTGCATATACAGATTATACAGGAAGTATCGCAACAACTAACTATACAGTATCAAGAACTATATCAGCAACAACTACCCTGACAAATTACGTAACGGTTAGTAGTACCAATGGCTTTAGAGTTAATGATTTAATTGTTATTACATCATTGTCTACGTTTGGTGGTTTAAGTTATAACACTGATTATTATGTTCAATCAATTGTTAATTCAACAACTTTAAAATTAAGTACAACAGTAAATGGAGATCCAATTAATTTAACTACAGGTTCAGGTACAATGAATTTTGATTGGACTCCTAGAAGCACTGAAATTACTATTGCAGCAGATGACGTTATAGGCGTATTAACAGAAGGTAACTATATTACCGACTCTACTAATTTATTACCAAATAACTCTTATATTGTAGAAATTACAGGTACTACTACATTTACAATTACAGTAAGTTGGCCAGAAAGTTCTAATCCATTTTTTACATCAACGAGTGTAGCATCCTTTATTACTACAGATACTACTGTTGATAATTATGCACTGTTTGATGGAGCAAGAATTGTTTTTGCAAATGACACAAACTTAAATGTTAGAAATAAAATATACATTTCTAAATTTCAAAGTATTACAGGAACAAGCACACCAGTTATAACTTTAATCGAAGCACTAGATGGTACAGTATATGAAAATGATCAAACTGTAAGTAAGAGGGGTTATAACAACACAGGTATAGATTTTTATTTTGATGGAAATAATTGGATAAAAGGTCAACAAAAAACAGATATAAATCAAGCTCCATTATTTGATATATTTGATAATAACGGAATAAGTTTTGGAAATAGGGACATATATGTTGGTTCAAATTTTAATGGTTGTAAACTATTCAGTTATAGTATAGGAAACGGTATCGATGATATAGTATTAGGATTTCCTATAAAGTATAGTAATATTGATAATATCGGTGATATTTCTTTTGATGTTAATTTAAACAGTGACACATTTGATTATGTTACAGGGTCAACACCTATTAATCAAAATGTAAGTAAAGGTTATGTTTATAATTATTCGACTAGAGAATTATATGAGAGAATGTTGGGTTGGCAAACAGCAAAATATCCAAGTGTGCAATATCAGCTTTTCCAATTTAATTACGTATTAGGGGATGATAATTCATTTTTATGTGATGTGGCTGCTAATATAGTTGATAGTTGGCCTAATATTAGAGTTTTTATTAATAATAATTTAGTAGCAACTGATAATTTTACAACATTAATTGGTAGTAGTTCAACTACTGTTACTATTGATTCTATTTTACTTTTAGAAAATACAGTTATTCAAATTTTAATACTTAGTGATCAAGTTAGTTTAACAGCTTATTATACAACTCCTATTAACTTAAATAATAATCCGTTTAATGTAAACATAACTTCTGTTAATGTTGGTGAAATAAGAGGTCAATACCAAAGTATATTTTATAATAATACTAATTTAACAGGTCAAGTTTTTGGATCAAATAATTTTAGAGACTTGGGTAATTTAGTACCATATGGTGACAGAATAATACAAAATAGTGCTAGTCTTGTATTACCTGGAGTCTTTTTAAGAAAACAAGATTGTAATTTGTTTGATGCACTTTTGTTTAATAGTAAACAATATATTTTATTTAAAACTTTACTTGTTTATACTGTTAATAATTCAAATTATGAACAAAGATATAATCCTAGTGAAATTTTAGATGACGCTCTTGATCAAATAAGTGCATCAAAAACTGACAGTATGCCATTCTTTTGGAGTGATATGCTACCAGGTAAAGCAGCTTATATTACTAACAATTACACCTTTGCTAATAGTTTAAGTGTTTCAGTTTATCCACTGTCTAAGATTTATGATTTTACCTCTGCAAATTATAATGGGTTGTTGGTATACTTACAAAGAACTACAAATAACATTGTAAATACGACACAACTTATTATCAATCAAGATTATACAGTAAGTGCTACAGCACCATCACTCACTATCACACTTCAATTACAACCTGGCGATACTATAATTGTAAAAGAATATAACCAAACATATGGAAGTTATGTACCAAACACTCCAACTAAATTAGGTCTATATCCTTCATTTATTCCTGAAGTTGTACTTGATACAACATATTCTACCCCAACATATTTTATAAAAGGACATGATGGTTCATATACTAAATTATAT